CAGTAGTGGGCTACGGTGTTGCCTTGCAAGCATCATGTCTAGAAGGGTTCGATTCCCTCGGCCTCCACCAAGTTTATCTCTCTAAAGCGTTATCAGGTTGCGTACACGGTTTGGGGCCGTGTGGTCCAGGTTCGAATCCTGGTAGGGAGACCAGTTTAAGGATAGTAACAGCAAAAATTAACAACAATACTACTCTTGAAAAGTAAGGGAGCGGTTCGACTCCGCAGCCGAAAGGTTTGGTGTAACGGTAGCACTATGTTAAATCTATCCTGTTTTATTTGCTCTATTAGTATAATGGTAATACTCCGGTTTTGTAGTCCGGCAATCGTGGTTCGATTCCTCGATGGAGCACCAATCAATGCCGCTTTAGCTGATGTGGTCATAGCAGTAGCCTGAAGAGCTTCGGAACGTGGTTCGATCCCACGAGGCGGCACCAAGTTAAGGATGTTAACAGCAAAAATTTATACATTTGACTTTTAATCAAAACCGTAAAAATACATCCTGTTTTTAAATCAATGTTCAAAGGAGAACGACATGAAACGTACAGGTAAACGTTAGTGTCAACCTTGACCCCGTATTGGTCCTGGTTGGCACATTAAATCAAATTAATTACGACCAACCACTCGTAGCGTTAATGGTAGCGCACTTGACTCTTAATCAATGAGGTGTCGGTTCGAATCCGACTGAGTGGACCAATATGGGGGTATAATTCAACGGCTAGAATATCCGGCTTTTAACCGGTCTATCAGGGTTCGATTCCCTGTGCCCCTACCATATAAAAACACATTAACTTAGACATAGTTTGAGTATGGGAAATACCGCCCACTGAGATGATGGTATAGTGTGTTTCTATATGGTGATGTAGCATAATGGTAGTGCGCCTCCTTCATACGGAGTTCAGTGAAAGTTCGACTCTTTCCATCACCACCAAGTTTTGTTAGAGTGTCAGCAAGAGAATGTCACGCTAGTAAGGTTTCTTCGAAGGACTGAGCTAGTAGAAGGTAAACGGGTTCAACTCCCGAGGGATCGGAAGATCCCTGCAGATTGGTTGCTATGCTGGACTAGTATCCCAAGTGACGTACCGAGTCCTGGCCCGGGCTTTATGCAAATCAGGTGAATGGTGTCAATAACGATGGTGACACTACTTTAACAAATTTTTAACAGGAGGATGCTATGTCATCGCTAAACGCAATGTAAGTAAAAAGTTTCGTAAAATGTCTGAAGTCTACAAAATATTTTCTCGTCAATGGGAACATATACTGGACTACAGTGAAGAGTCTCTAATTGAAATGTTCAACTATGAGTCACACGGAACTGAAATAACAAACAGACAACGAAATGGATTCTACGTTGGCAAGCAATGGCTGAACGTCCATATTGAAATGTGGAAGGAAGACTTTGAAAAAGGTTACCTCCGCAAACAAGAATTATACGATGATCCATTATTTCCACATTGGTGGTTGGACAGCGTATTTAAGAAATAATGCCCTACTGGACAAATTGGTAAAGTCATCTCTCTCAAAAGGAGAAGTTCTCCCTGTTCGAATCAGGGGTAGGGTACCAAGTTTCAATGGTGTTAGTAGTGTAGTGGTTGCACAACTGTCTGTGAAACAGTTAGACAGGGTTCGATTCCCGCTTTCACCCCAACAAACAGACCCCCGCTTTTGCCATGGTTGTGCGGTGAACAACCTGGCACTTTATAAATAAAGTTATTAGTAAAAGATTTATGGTGTAATAGTGTTTCGTAAGAGCTTAGAGAATGCCGGAAGCGTTCAAAGAGGGTAGTTATAAACTTCAACACTGATTAGCGGCTAGAGTAGGGTATTGTTTTCAGCACTGACCTTACAGTTAATCATGCATCCCATGTTAGGCGAGACTAAAAGAGCAGATCTGAAAAGTCTGGGTCGCCCTTGCTAACGCAGTAACCAAAACTCTGCGAATCTTTTACTAATACCTTTATGCAGGATTAATTCAGTGGTAGAATGTCTCGTTGCCAACGAGAATGTCATCGGTTCGAACCCGATATCCTGCTCCACTTTTAGGATACTAACAGCAAACAAATTTCGCCTTCTAAGCGAGAGGTTGTTGGTTCGAGTCCAACATTTGGCTTCATGCCAAATTAGCACAATTGGTAGTGCGCTATAAAATGTATCCTGTTTTATTCCGAGGAGAGTGTTATGAAACCTATCATGTTTAAAAATCGCATGAACAACGATAAGGTCATTTGTGAAGACACTCGCAAAGTTGAAACAAGTGACGGCGTCGAGTATCTCGTAGTTCATCGTGTTGACAACAGCAGACCTTTTCTAATGCGTAAAGATGCACTAGAACGAATTCAAGATAAAAAGAAAACTATAGGTCTATAGTTTAATGGTAGAACGTTGCTTTGACATAGCAATAATACAAGTTCGATTCTTGTTAGACCTACCAAGTCAACTCATCCTGTTTTGCTCTTGTAGTACAATGGTAGTACACTGACTTGGTACGTCAGCAATTCAAGTTCGATTCTTGACTAGAGCACCAAGAGATTGTATAATTACTTTAACTGGCGTTCGTTCAATGGATAGGACATGGGTCTTCTAAACCCAGAATGTAGGTTCGATTCCTACACGCCGGGCCAAACAATTCGGGCTTTGGTGAAATGGATATCATGCTTGTCTTCGAAACAAGCGGTGTGGGTTCGATTCCTGCAAGCCCGGCCAGAAAGATGTTGACAGAAGTTTTTTTCTGTTATATAATAGACACATACTAAGCAATTAGTAAATTGTTCCTTAAAAATTTAAAAGTTAATATGCTCGGTTCGTCTATCGGTCTAGGACACCGCCCTTTCACGGCGGGAAGAGGGGTTCGATTCCCCTACCGAGTACCATTAATGTTGTCTTCTGTAAGCACAGAGGCATGATCAAGCGTTATGTAACCAAAACAATAAACAGTAAACTCGAGTAAAGCTGTTGAGTTAGGCATATAGTGCAGATGACAACATTAATGGTAAAGAATTACGCCCCGGTGGTGAAATTGGTAGACACGCTGGTCTTAGAAGCCAGTGCGCGAGCGTGACGGTTCGAGTCCGTCCTGGGGCACCAATCAATGGAAGTGTGGCAGAGTCCGGTTTATTGCACCTGTCTTGAAAACAGACGAGTCGAAAGGCTCCGTGAGTTCGAATCTCACCGCTTCCGCCAATTATGCTTGCTGAAGTTTAACTACACTTGAGAACACGAGTTAGGTGCTAAGTCGACTACCCACCGAAAGTGCAAGGAAGATAAGGAGTTAAACAGTTTGGTTCGATTCCAACGGTGAGCACCTACAGTGGCCCGTTAGCTCAGTCTGGCCTAAGGCGCCGCCCTGTCACGGCGGAGATCACCGGTTCGAATCCGGTACGGGTCGCCAAACAATGTATCTCTAGTGTAATGGCAGCATTACAGTCTCCAAAACTGTCGGTCGGGGTTCGAGTCCCTGGAGGTACGCCAAGTATAAGTAAGTAAGAATAAAATGCGACTGTGGTGAAATAGGTAGACACAAGAGACTTAAAATCTCTCGCCGAAAGGTGTGCCGGTTCGATTCCGGCCAGTCGTACCAGTAATAAGGAGAGTTGGGTGAGCTGGCTGAAACCACCTTCCTGCTAAGAAGACATGCGGGCCAAAACCTGCATCGAGGGTTCGAATCCCTCACTCTCCGCCAATTTTTAAAAAGGAAAAATAGTATGGCTAAGACAGGTTCAAATTTTAAATTGAGTAAGACCGTAAAACGAATGGTTGCGTTGATGGGCGGTACAGCAGAAAGTCGTAACCAATACAAGCGAATGATGATTGACGCAGAACACGCAGCAAGTATTGTTCCAAAGTCAACAAAGAAAGAACGTTTTACAACCGGTACTCCGGCCAGCGAATAAATAAAATCTATTCCCCAATAGCTCAGTTGGTAGAAGCACTTGACTGTTAATCAAGGTGTCGGTGGTTCGAGCCCACCTTGGGGAGCCAATTATTCGGAGAAGTGAGATGGTAGCAAAAAATGATATTACAGGGGACGCAATTCAAACGAAAGGCGTTACCGATGACTATCGTAATAACTACGATAACATCTTTAGGAAAGATAAAAAGACAGACGCAGAGAAGTTTGATGAACAAGTTATAATGAAAAACGAGTTCTATGAAGATGAAGAATAATGGGGGTGTAGCTCAGTTGGGAGAGCGGTTGCTTTGCAAGCAATAGGTCGCAGGTTCGATCCCTGTCTCCTCCACCAAATTCACCATTACACACGGTGTACAATGTGATAAGTAGTGTGTAATAATTTTTGCCCTTATAGCTCAGCTGGTAGAGCAACGGTTTTGTAAACCGTAGGTCCCGTGTTCGAATCATGGTGGGGGCACCAAACACCCGGGTTACACTTTGTACTGTTAATTAAAGTGGGCGATTGTCGCAGCCATACTGACACGGCGCATTGGATCTGCCGCAAGGCCCGCTATATGGGCGACTTGAGAAATCACAAAGGCGGGACGCTAACCCGTCTAGATGGAAAAATACGTGGACAGAGTAACAGCTCAGTCTAGGGCTCCTGTGGTGGGAGTGGCTAGACACTTTATATAAACACACTTTGACCTTACTATAAGTAAGGTAGAAAGGACAGCACACCGCCGTAGTGAAAAGTGACGAGTGTGTTTTTATAAAGTATGCGGGGTTCGTATAGTGGTAATACCTTAGCCTTCCAAGCTAATGCTGAGAGTTCGATTCTCTTACCCCGCTCCAGTTAATCGGAGTGTAGCGCAGCCTGGTAGCGCATCTGGTTTGGGACCAGAGGGTCCAAGGTTCGAATCCTTGTACTCCGACCATTTTGAAGCAGAGTATGGAAGAGGTCTATCCGTCCGGTCTCATAAGCCGGGAATCGCAGGTTCGAATCCTGCCTCTGCAACCAATCAATGCCAGCGAGACTTGGTAGTCAGAGAGTCCTTATAAGACTTTTAGCGCCAGATTAGCGTTCTTGAGTGGGTTCGATTCCCACCGCTGGTACCAACTCGTCATAGTTAAATGGATATAACAAGACACTCCTAAGGTTTAGTTACAGGTTCGATTCCCGTTGACGAGGCCAATTTTTTTGACACTTTAACATAAGTATGTTATAATATTTTTTTAGGAGAATATATGAAAAAACTTGACCTTAGTAGAGGCACAACTATTGACACAGAAAAGTGCGTTGCAAATTCGGAAGGCAATAGATTTAACCTAGTGCTGATTGCAAGTGCTAGAGCTAGGGAAATACGCAGACAACACGCCAGCAGTGACAGGCGAGAGCATGTTCATAGCATCGTAACAGCGTTACAAGAGATTCAAGAAGGTTCTGTAGAACCACGTAAGTATCTTAATAAAGTAAAATAAGAATATTGCCTGGTTAGCTCAGGGGTAGAGCAACGCCTTTACACGGCGAAGGTCCGCGGTTCGAAACCGTGACCAGGTACCAACAAGGAAGCGTAGATGTCGGATTTAGACACATTTGAAAGTAATAACGAAGAAGAAGCAGAGATTGCTCAAATACTAACATTACAAAGAAATACAGCGGCTGTGGATGCTGTCCGTGCAAAAATAGGAAAAGGTCCAAGTCTAAGTCATTGCGAAGAGTGCGGAGAAGAAATTCCCAAAGCACGTCAGCTCGCAGTGTCCGGATGTAAATTTTGTATTGACTGCCAAACTTACTTTGAACGATGCAAGAAATAACCATCGAGCTTGATAATACCCATAGTGTAGGATTAGGTGATAATTTATGTTTGTTGTCTGCTATGGCAAATTTACCTCCTAAAGTAAATTTAGCAGTTAGCAATAGATACAATACGTACGATCGTTTGACACAGTATGCTAAAATTTTCAGGATTCCAAAAAGCCAATTAGAAATTAGCCAAATTGATCACAACGGTGACTTTGGAAATACTGGCTGGCCTACTAAAGTGTTTACCGATTACTATAAACCGTCTAATGTTTATACAAATGGAAACATTATAAAACTAGACAAAGGCAAGTACAAGAGATGTATTGCACTAGTAACAGCATTTGAAGAAAGTCCAACAGGCGAAAATGTATGGCCGTGGTGCCGTAATCGTCCGTTAGAATACTGGGCAAAAATATTTGCTTGGATAAAATCTATTGGATATGAAGTAATCACGTTAGATGATCCATTTCATAATCTAGAAACCAAAATTGAACTTATTGCAAAACACTGTTGTGCTGTGATAAGTTACGAAGGTGGAATGGCACATCTTGCTCACATGATGGACATACCATGCTTTATTGTAGATTGGAAACATCCGTGCGACAGTACAATATTAAATGTGTTTCATGTTGACTTTGTTCACAGATCCAATTCTGTTTACATTTTACGTGATGACAACGAAATATTAAAATGGGATAGAACTCAATTCGATGTAGTACTAACCAAACTACAAGAAGGAAAAGGTAACAATCGTTTGGAAACGGGCGAGTTTTACTTTGATTTTCTCGGTCCGCATTTTCAAAATGACTTGAGAATTTATAATAAAAATGGTGTACTTTGCCTCCAGACTCCAACATTTTTGGGCAGGGACTGGTCGGAATTTTTATACAAGTATTACCAAAATACATGACATCCGTTAGATATTATACTATAATAGAAACATAGCAAGGAAACTTGCAAAGAGTTTTAGGATCGGTACAGCAACATTCATATTACTATGGATCGTTGGACCCTATGGTAGAAGCTGGAGTTCAGAGGTTCGCCCGAGAACGTTGAAGGTGACTATTGAAATAGACCAACAAGCTCAGAGTGATGGCCTGAGTAAAATAAAAGCAGTCAACAACGATCCTGTTTAGTCATAGGATGACTACAGCAATTTAAATCAATCGAACTAACTGCTATAGAAGGTGGCCGCGAGGCACAGTAGAAATACTATTCTAGAAATAGACGCTCAAGGAATAGATAGACCGGCAAAGCACCGGGTATGATTTACATACAGAAAAACATGTAATAGACAACATGAATTGTTGTTAGGGTCTGGGTGCTATAATTGGCCAGACCAGAATACTAAAAAAATTAGCACGATCATCCTGTTTAAAGTTTTAGAATGTTAACAGCAACTTTAAATTTTCGCTTATATTGAAAACAAAACACATTCTGTAAAGGTAATTAAAATGAACGCATTTGTAAACGCAGTAGCAAATCAAGAAGCCCGTACCGCAAACGGTATGAAGGCACGTAAGTCAACAGCTAAGGCTACAGTTGACCTGTTCTACAACATTGGTGCAAGCCGTGGTAAGAACATCACCGGCGCATTCACCGCCGCTTATGTGGAAAATGCAGACGTTGCACTACGTATCGCACAATGGGCACGTGATGTCCGTGGTGGTGCAGGTGAACGTCAACTGTTCCGTGACATTCTAGTTCATCTAGAAAAGCGTGACCCAGACGCCGCTTTGGCTCTTCTAAAGAAGATTCCAGAAGTTGGTCGTTGGGATGACATCTTTGTCTTCCAAAGTCCTGACCTGAAGTCAGCTGCTTATACCATGTTGGGCGATGCCCTTCGTGCTAAGAACGGTTTGGCTGCAAAGTGGACTCCTCGTAAGGGTCAAGTTGCCGCAGAGATCCGTGCCTTCTTTGGCATGACTCCAAAGCAATACCGTAAGAGCCTTGTGGCACTTACAAAGGTTGTTGAAACCCAGATGTGTGCAGGAGACTGGGATAACATCAACTTTAGCCATGTTCCTTCTGTAGCGGCTCGCCAATACAAGAAGGCATTCAACCGTCACACACCAGCGTTCGCTGAGTATGTTGCCAAGTTGGTAAGTGGTGATAAGACTGTTAAGGTTAACGCCAGCGCAATCTTCCCACACGATGTCCTAAAGGGCATCGCACATGGCTACACCAAGCTGAACAAGACAGAGACAGACCATGTGATTGCACAATGGGATGCTCTTCCAAACTACGTAGGTGATGCAAGCATCATGCCTATCGTCGACGTTAGCGGTTCTATGACTTGCTCAGCAGGTAAGAACACAAGCGTTCGTTGTTTGGATGTTGCGGTTTCACTAGGCTTGTACCTAGCAGACAAGAACAAGGGCGTGTTCAAGGACACATTCTTGACTTTCTCAGACAAGCCACAACTTGTTACTCTAAAGGGTAACATTGTTGAAAAGTGTGACCAAATGTCTCGTAGTAACTGGGAAATGAGTACTAACCTACATGCGGCTATGAGTAAAATCCTAGACGTTGCGGTTAAGAACTCAGTGCCAGCTAGCGACATGCCAGCCATGTTGCTAATCTTGTCAGACATGCAGTTCAACCAATGCGCTCGTTTCGACGACAGCGCAATGGAAATGATCGAACGCAAGTTCGAAGCTGCAGGTTACGCTGTACCACAAATTGTTTTCTGGAACCTAAACAGTTCAGACAACGTGCCTGTAAAGGCAGACAAGAGTGGTGCGGCACTGGTAAGTGGTTTTAGTCCAAGCATCATGACAGCTCTGTTGTCCGCTGATCTGGATCAATTCACTCCAGAAGGTATCATGCTTAAGACTGTAATGGTCCCACGCTACGATATCTAAAAGTTATGTTGTAGAAATACAACACTTTTGAATAGGGCCTACGGGCCCTATTTTTTTAAGTTGACAGCACCAAAATTTGGTGCTATAATTAGGTTATGATAGAAGTTAAAAGCAAGACAAACACACAAGAGTTCGAAACATTAGCTCTGGCAATGGATTGGGCAAAAGAATTAGGCGAGTTTGTTACTATTAAAGTTAATGGTATGGAACTTGTAGGTAAATTTGGAGCGGACAGCGTTGTCGATGGCAAGTGTCCAGATGGTGTAGATTACACATGGAAAAAAAGACGTATATGAAAATTCAATTTACAAAAGAAACAATGCCCGACGAACTGTACAATGCGCTACTAAAGCACTTTGTAAACGAAGCAGTTGGGCTAGGAGTTGAAGTAACCAAGTTTACTGAATTTAATAATTGGATTGTTGAGTGCGAGGTTAACGCCAAAGCACCAGTTCACTAAGGAGGGCATCATTATGCCGTGGATTCAAAATTGTGCGGCAGATGATATTCCAAAAGGGTTTCATGTCGCAGTAGGTGACAATGCTATGCTGATTCAGATTTCTGATCCAGCTAGTTGGTTTCCTACACCAAAGCATCAGTTCAAAGAAGTTCATCGTTTTGAATTCCTTGATGTAGAGGAAAAAGATACAGTTCTTGAAGAAGAAATGAAATGCAGTCAGGAGCAGGCTAACGAGCTTGTTCGTTTGCTCCAACATGCCTTAGACAATCGCATGGATGTTATTGTTCATTGCTTTGCAGGTATTTGCCGCTCGGGTGCGGTTTGTGAAGTAGGAGTTATGATGGGCTTTCAAGATACTGAAAGATTCCGTATGCCTAACTTGCTAGTCAAGCATCGCATGATGAAGGCTCTAGGCTGGACATACGATGAAAACGAAAAACACGATCCAGAAGGTTGGCGTAATTTTACAAATGATTTTTAAGAAAGGAGGGCACTATGCCTAGTGTATTTTTAGTTAGCGACACGCACTTTGGTCACGCAGGTGTATGCCGCTTCACACGTAACGATGGTGTTACAAAGTTGAGGCCGTGGGATGATCCAGACGAAATGGATGAAGCTATGGTTAAGGCTTGGAACGAAAGAGTCAAGCCCACAGACAAGGTCTATCATTTAGGTGACGTTGTTATTAACCGTAAGGCATTAAAAGTCTTACATCGCTTAAACGGTGACAAGGTCTTAATCCGTGGTAACCACGACATCTTCCGTGATGACGAATACAGGCAGTACTTTAGAGAATTACGTGCATATCATGTTATGAACGGAATGATTTTAAGTCATATCCCTGTACACTCAGACAGCTTAGGACGTTTTGGTGTTAACATTCACGGACACTTACACGCAAACCGTGTTATGAAGGCCCGAGGTGTTGATGCTAAGACAGGTGAAGTCTTATACAGTGATAAAATTGATCCACGCTACCATTGCGTTTGTGTGGAGCAAACACCGGACTTTGCTCCTATCTTATTTGAAGACGTTATTGCACGTATCGAAGCCGAAGGCGGTAGCGTAGGTTTTAAGAACGGCAATGGTCCGACAATGTAAGGAAGTAGTATGCCAAAGTGTTATCAGTTAATAGGAGTTCCAGGTGCTGGAAAAAGCACCTGGATTAATGAGCAAGAATGGACTATTGGCATGGAATATGTCAGTACAGATCATCACGTAGATGTATATGCTGAGCAACAAGGTAAGACTTACTCA